CGCGACCGCGGCGCCTACGTCTCCTTCCGCTGGAAACACCCCCTAAAATCCTACGCCGCTGCCCGCCGACCCCTCCTCATCGACCTCGGCCACCAGCTCCTCCTCCTCAAAAAACTCCACCTCGAGTCCGGCCCTCCTTACGGCGGATGGGGAATCATCAAGCAAACCCAAAAGTTCATCGATTGGCTCGTTTCCTAATCCCCTTTGGGGAAAATCCAGCACGGAGCGGGGCCGGATCGCTCACCACGGGCCCGGAGACGTTCGGGAGTTCCTGCCGCGGCGCAACCTGCGCGCGATCAAACAACAACCAAACACCGAGCAAACAAACAACGATCAAACAAACACTCGAGCTGAGAGGCGCGGGGCTCGAGCTGTCGATCAAACAAACAGACAGCCAGGTCTGGCGCGGTGAAGGACGCGAGCAAACAAACAGTCGATCTGGTACTCGCGCGTACCGGGTTGGCTCGAGGCGGACCTGGCTGGGAGCAAACAAACATCAAACAAACATCAAACAGGAATAGTGGCGCGGTCGAGGGGTGCGGGGCTGGCGGCTCGAGCTGCGCGCGGGCGGGGCGAATCGGGAACGTGGGGGGAACGCGGGGGGAACCGAGGCTTTTGGCGGGGCTTGCGCGGGCGGTGTAGCGTAGGGTACGTTACAGGGGCGGCCCGGCCAATGGGGTGGGCTTGTTCCTTCGGAGGGGGGGAAGCTGTGGCACCTCGAGGCGACCGAATGGCGCTGGCAGCAGCTCGTTGCGTGGGCGAGCTGCGATATTCCTGAGACCGCACCCGCGGAGCAGCTCGAGCTGCCGTTGGCAGCGTAACCCGGAGGACTGACTGATGGCCTACGACACCAAGCAGCTTGACGACATGACGGCCCGGTTCTGGGCATGGTTCGATCGCGCCTCGGCCGAGGCCAAGGAGACGGAGCTGGGCAAGCGCATGACCGCGGCCGGGTTCACGGTGACCCACACCGGCGGCGGGTGCCTCGCCTGGGAGCGGACGTTCCCGGATGGGCGCTACATCTGGCTCTGCGACGAGGATCAGGAGCTGCACGGCCAGCCGGTGGTGTGCGGGCTCTACGATCGCGAGGGCGACCCGCTCGCTGCCGACTACTGCCCGACCTGGGAGGAAGCGCTGCGCTGGGCCGAGACGCTGGCGAGCTTCACGGGGCGCGAATGAACGTCCTCGACCTATTCTCGGGAATCGGCGGGTTCAGCCTCGGCCTCGAGCGGGCCGGGCTGACCCCTGTCGCGTTCTGCGAGGTCAACCATTTCTGTCAGCGTATCCTGCGTAGGCACTGGCCCGATGTCCCGATCTTTCACCGCGTCCGCTCCGTCACCGCCCGCCGCCTCGCGGCAGATGGAATTGCCGTTGATGTCGTCGCCGGGGGCTTCCCCTGCCAGGACGTCAGCGTTGCCGGGCGCGGCGGTGGATTGGACGGCAAGAGCAGCCGCCTATGGTCGGAGTACGCCCGAATTGTTGGCGAGCTACGACCCTCCTACGCGATCGTGGAAAACGTCCCAGCTCTGCTTGGACGGGGGCTCGACCGTGTTCTGGGGGAGCTGGCCGAGATCGGGTATGACGCGGAGTGGCACTGCATACCGGCTTCCGCCATTGGTGCGCTTCACCGAAGGGATCGCATCTGGATTATTGCCTACCCCCACAGCGCGCGACTACCGCTTTCCGAACAAACAACAATACTCGGAGCGCGGTGGTGGGACGAAGGGCGAGCAGTTGCCGAACGTGGCTGGTGGACCGCTGAACCCGGCCTGGATCGAGTGGCTTTTAGGGTTCCCCGCCGGGTGGACCGACTGCGGGCCCTCGGCAACGCGCTCGTCCCGCAGATCGCGGAGATAATCGGGCGCGCGATCGTGGCTGACAACCGGAGGACTGAGCATGACGAACCTGACCGACGAGCAGCTGGAGCGCCTGAAGGCCTGGATGCAGTGGCGCGGCAAGCCGCCAGAGACGCTCAATTCGATCGCGACGTTTGACCAGATTGGTGAGGCAATCGGGGAGCTGCTGCAGCTCCGCCGCCTGCTGCGCCAGCACACCGGGCAATCCCGCCCGACACCGGAGGACTAGAGCTATGGCGAAACCCAACATCGGCACGCTGCATTTGCACGACGTGAGCCGCGTGCGCATCCAGCGTGACCTCGAAACCGGATGCCTGGACATTACCGTTGAGGGCACCACTGAGCACGGCTACACCGACCGTGTGCAGGTCTTGTGCTGGATGACGGACCTCGAGACTCCGCCTCCGTTCAAGGTCGAGCCCGACCGGGCGAAGGAGCAGAGCGAAGCGGAAGCGGAGGACGTCGTATGATCATTACTCCTCTCTTCACCAGCGGCTTTGTGCTCGCCCAGCTCCTGGGCCCAAACATCACGGCAGGTCCATCACCAGGGACCTGCGATGCGAACTGCCTCAAGGCAAACATCTGCGACCACTGGACCCGGACGCCGCACGACGACACGCACCCGGTCGGCAAGGTGCAGGAGGAGGTGCTGCTCAACTGGCTGCGCGAGGAGCTGCGCGCAGCCGGATACTCGCCCAACAAGGTCGCCAAGCTGCCGATGCGCGATTACGTCTCCGCATGGTGCGTGAAGTATCCGCAGCAGAGCATGGTGCGCGCCGCGCTCAACTACATGCTGCACGCGGTCGGCCGCCCGGAGCTGGGCCCGGAGTAAAAAACGGCCCCGCCCCCGGCTGATCGAACGGGGGCGGGGCCAAGTCGGCTCCTCGGAAGTCTTGCGGGGGGGATGGGGGGGTTAAGACTTCTCCGGGGCGGTGATACGGTAGCACGATCGCCGCTCGCCCGAAGAGGCTCCAATGCCTGCCCACAGCCAAAATTTGCCCCCTGCAGCGCGTTCTGACCCGACCCCGTCACTCACCCCCACCCAACGGCAAGGCTATCTGGCGGGCCAATTTGCCCGCCTCAATGGGGACGGCATCCAGCTCCCGGCGGTCCAGCATGCGCGCTCCGGGCCGGATATCCCGGACCCCGGCCGCCTGCCGACCGGCGCATATCCCGACCCCTACGGGACCCCCCGCTCCCGCCCGGCGACCGAGTGAGCCATGGCCGCCCGCAAGAAGGCTGCAGCTCCACTGCCACCCGCGCCGCCGCCGCCGCCGCCGCCGGACTGGTCGATCCGGCGCGGCATCTACGAGCTGCTCGGCGCGGTCCAGATCGACACCAAGGAAACGGGCCGGACCCACGTCGAGCCCTGGATGAGCCAGCGAATGGTGATCGATGCGGTGGCGGGTGGGCTCGAGGAGGGCGTGCATGAGTACGTCATCCTGAAATGCCGACAGGTCGCCATCACCACCGTGGCCTCGGTGATCGAACTGTTCTGGGCGCTGGCGAACGCCGGTCTGCAGGGGGCCATCATCGCGGACAGGACGGATAATTTGGAGCGCTTGCGGCGCATCTTCGCGGCGCTGCTCGAGACGCTGCCGCCCGAATGGCGCGGCCCGGAACACAAGATCATCACCAACAATCGCAACGGCATGGTGTTCGCGAACAAGAGCACCATTGACCTGCTGGCGGCGGCGAGCAATCCCGACCTCGGCGCATCGCGCGCGCTCAACATGATGCACGCGACGGAGTGCAGCCTCTGGAAAAGCTTGGCAGGCGTCGAGTCGCTGCGCGCCTCGCTGGCGCGGCAGAACCCGAACCGGCTGTACATCTGGGAATCGATCGCGAACGGCTTCAACTGGTTCTACAACTTTTGCCAGCAGGCCAAGCAAGACCGGCACATGAAGTTCATCTTCTGCGGTTTCTGGTCGAACCCGACCTATCAAATTCCGAAATCTGATCCCGACTACAAAGTGTACTGGGACGGCTCGCTGACCGAGGACGAGATCAAGCGCGCGAAGTTTGTCCGGCAGAACTACAAGGTCATCGTCACGCCGGAGCAGATTGCTTGGTGGCGGCGCGAGAGCGAGCACAGCGCCGAAGAGTACATGCTGCGGCACTACCCGTGGACCGAGACCGAATGCTTCATCGCATCGGGCTCGGGCTTCTTCCCGGCGCAGCGGACCCTCGAGATCGGCGAGGCGCTCGCGGCGGGCGCGCCCTACCAGGGCTATCAGTACATCTTCGAGGATCAGTTCCTGTCGAGCCGCATCGAGCGCTGCGACGACAAGGACAAGATCAACCTGAAGGTCTGGGAGCCACCGGAGCCCGCGGGTGTCTACGCGATCGGCGTCGACCCCTCCGGTGGCGGCGGCGGCGAGTCGAATGATCATGCGGTCGAGGTGCTGCGCTGCTATGCCGACCGCGTCGTTCAAGTCGCCGAGTTCTTCTCGAACAAGCCGCTGACCTATCAGCTCGCCTGGGTGCTGTGCCATCTGTGCGGCGCGTACCACAACCACATGGCCAACCTCGAGGTGACCGGCGTCGGAGCTGCCGTGATCCCGGAGGTGCGCAACCTGCGCCACCTCGCGGAGCGCGGCCTGCTCATGGGCGATCCGAACGCCAACAAGATTCTGGACATGATCGGCTCGGTGCGCTGGTTCCTGTACAAGCGGCCCGACACCATGACCGGCGCGGGAAGCGTGATCAACTGGAAGACCAATGCCGACAACAAGGCGCAAACCTATTCCGAGACGCGCGACTCGCTGATGCTGCGGCGGATCGAGGTCCGGTCGCTGCGTCTGGTGCAGCAGCTCCAGGCGATCATCGAAGATGAGGGCTGGATCGGCGCAGGGCCCGACACCGGCGAAAACGACGACCTCGTCTCGGCGCTCGTCCTGGCGCACCATACCTGGGTGGAGTGGCAGCGAGCGGGCCTGATCGCTCGCAATTTGACCTGGGATAGCGTAAAGGGAGAGCGACCGCCGCAGAATATCGGGACAGTGCTCTCGTTCGCGTTCACCGAGCATTTTCGGTCTATCAACAAGAAAGCGCAGCACCGTCCGGAACGGTTTTGATTTGACAGCGCGCTCCTCCGGGCGATTGGCTGTCAGGGTGCCGCCGCTGGAGTCAAGGCGGTCAGGTCAGCGGCGGCACCACTTACTCGAGGTGCGATCCCCATGCCGATCATCCGGACCTACGGCTGCGGCGAATGCGGGCACATCATGGACGTGGTGCTGCGCGCGGAGGACTGGGACGCGGAGCCGCCGGAATGCCCGGAATGCCAGCGTCGGCAGATGCGCCAGGAGTTCAAGCCGGTCAGCGTCCGCACCGGAATGGCTTCGCACCGCGCCCGCGCTGTCGCGCTCGCCGAGGACATTGCGAGCAAGGACTACGGCGTGGGCAACATGGTGGCTGCGCGGCGCGAGGGCGACGTGCCGAAGGTGCGCTACAAGGACGACACCGGCGAGGTCCAGAAGGCGGGCTGGAGCGGGCCCAGCGCCCGCGAGTATCAGGTGGGGCGCGAGGCGCTCGAGACGGCTGTTGCGCTCGGCCGCGCCAACCGCCTCAAGCACGGCAACGGGCTCGACGTGCTGCAGTCGACGCTCAAGTCGGGCGACATGCCGGACCTGATCGAGAACTCCAAGAGGCTGTCGCACCGCATCTGGTGACTCATGCTGCGGATTCCCAAAAGAGCTGACCTGTCCGAGTGGGTCAAGGAAACAATCGACGAATGCATGGGGTCCAGCCAGGAGCGCGGGATGGTGTACACCCGCGCTTCCCAGTACTACTACATGGGCACGCAGGACAGCCGCGCCGCGATCTACAACAAAACAAAAGCCTTCATAGACAAAATGGCTGGCTTCTTGATGCAGCCCACCGATGTCAGATTCAACGTGGTGTTTGATTCGGGCGAGCCCGACGACGTGCTCGAGCGCGGCGAGCTGACCAGCGAGAAGCTGACCGCGGACTATCGCCAGACCGACAGCGACATCACGTTCGCCGAGGCGGTGGTCTGGTCTCTGGTCAACGGCTGTCAGATTCTCAAGACGCTCCCGAACGGGGAAAGCTTCCGTAACCACCCGATCCACCCGCAGAACTTCGGCGTGCTGTCCGAGACCACCCTCGGCCTCGAGGAACAGGAGGCCGTCTGCCACGTCTCGTTCCCCACCTTCAGCCGGATGGCATCGCTGCTCGAGGAGATCGATCACCCGCAGCGCGAAGCGATCCTGCGCCGCATCCTCGAGGCCCGCCGCGAGGATCGGGACGAGGAACCGCCGACCTACTTCCACAGCATGGTGGTGGGCGGCATGCAGCCCGCCGGTGATCCCTCAGCAAATAAACCGCCTGAAGCCGCAGGCATTGTGAATGTTTTCGGGATGCCGCAGCCCTGGCGGCCACAGAAGCGGGTGAGCCGCACATTGCGGCATTGCGAGCTGTGGGTGAAGGACGCCGATCGCGACGGCGATTGGACGACCATCCAATGCATCTACGGCGCAGACCCCATCGTGATCGAGGGCGACCGCACCCACCGCAACCTGTCGCGTGTGCCCGGCCGCCTTCCGTTCACCAAGCTGCAGGCCCAGCCGACGCCCGGCTACTTCTGGGGCCGCTCGCTGATCGCCGACGTGCAGATGCTGCAGGAACTGCTCAACAAGCGGCTGCGCGACCTCAAGGTGATGTGGGACCGCAACGTCAACGCCGCGCAAGTGCTCTCGGGCTTCACCTCGGTGACCGAGGAAATGTATTTCAAAATTCTGAACGAAGGGGGATTCCTCAATGACCCGAATCCCAACGCAAAAGCTGCGAAGCTGGTGGAGCCGCCTCCGCAGGGCTACCTCGAGGAGCTGGATTTTATTTTCCGATTGTTTGATGAGGCTTCAGGATTTACGCCGGTCATGTCGGGCCAGGGAGAGCCAGGCGTGCGCGCTGGCGTCCACGCTCAAACACTTGTTCGCACCTCATCGCCGCGTTTGATTGATCAGGCCGCGCGCATCGAGCGGCAGCTCGCGGAGAACGGCTGGCTGTCGCTGCGGGTGGCGCAGGCGATGGACCCGCTGATCTACGTGACCGAGACCGGCCAGGAGTTCTTCCTGCACCAGCTCCCCGGTTCATTCCAGGTGCAGGTGGATTCGCACAGCGCCTCGCCAGCGTTCGCGGAGGACAACAGGCAGGTGGCCATTGCGTTGGCGCGCGCCGGTGCGATCGACGCCGAGGACCTCATCCACATGCTGCACCCGCCCGGCGCGGAGCTGCTGCTGGCGCGGCTGCGGAAACGGAAGAAGGCGCAGGCCGCCGAAAAGCAGCACGAGGAGCAGAAGGAGATCATCGAGAACCTCCTGCAGTTCCCGAAGGGCGGACGGCGCGGCCCGAAGGGCAGGCGGCCCGCATGAAAATGCATTTCATCTCCGGCCTGCCGCGATCGGGCTCGACGCTGCTCGCCGCAATCCTGCGGCAGAATCCCCGGTTCGTCGCAGGCAAGGCCTCGCCGGTCAGCATCCTGTTCACCGCGCTCGAGGAATCGATGAGCATGCGCCGCCCCTACGGCGTCCAATTCAGCACCCTGCAGAAGATGCTGCTGCTGCGCGGCTTGTTTCAAAACTACTACTACAAAACAACAGACGGCTCGGATGACGTCATCTTCGACAAGAGCCGGGCTTGGTGTGAGAAGGTTCACCAGCTTGTCGAGCTGTTCGCCGAAGCGAAGGTGCTGTGTCCTGTGCGCAACGTGGCTTGGATCATGGACAGTTGCGAGCGTCTGATCCGAATGAACGCCTTCGATTTGTCGGGGATGGTCGGCTATGACGCGGACCTGACGGTGTACGGCCGCTGCAGCCTGCTGGGGAAGAGCGACGGCATGGTCGGCTGGTCCTACGATGCGCTCCGCCAAGCTTATTTCGGAGAGCACAGCGATCGGCTGATATTGATCGACTATGACACCCTGGTGCGGCATCCCGCCTGGACGATCGGCATGGTCTATGACTTCCTCGGCGAACCGAAATTTGAGCACGATTTTGATCACGTCACCTACGAACACGAGGCCTTTGACGCGGCGCTCGGCACGCCGGGGCTGCACGATATCCGGCCGAAGGTCGAGTGGCGCGAGCGCCCTACAATCCTTCCTCCCGATCTGTTTGAACGCTACGCGCAGCATGATTTCTGGACCCGCTATCCCAAGCCCAGCGATGCAAGGCTGATCATCGCGCCTGACAACGTTAGCTCCCTGGTGGCCGCCGAACGCCGCTGACGTGTTGCATCAGCACGCTTTTTGGGGGTAGCCTCCGCCCCCGACCGCGCCCAAGCCCTCGCAGGCCTATGGCGAACACCGACGTCGATCCAACAATGAGGGCCCCCGAAGGCGGGGCCGGACCTCCAGGCGGAGCACCTCGAGGAGGCCCACCTCCGGGCGGCGGTCCCATCATGGCCGCGCTTGCGCGCTCGCGCCAAGGGCCGCAGGTGTCGACGCCGGGGCCCGGCAACACCGCCGATTCGATGAACCTGCTGCTGCAGGCCTTGAACATGATGCAGCACGCGGCGCTCGGCCTTGCTGCCGGGTCGCCGGTTTGGCGCGACGTCCAGAAGGCGATCACCTCCATGGGTCGCCACCTGCCGCAGGGCGCTCCGACCGCGGGTGTGCAGCAGACCAACGTCAAAGACCTTCTGCGGCGGCTGGTGCAGGGTTCCTTCCTGCAGAAAATCCAGCAGCAACAGCAGCAGGCACCGCCCGGCGGCCAGGACAACCCGGCGGGAGCTGCGCCGAGCCCGATGGAGCAGCAGTCGCCGATGCCTTCCACCCCGCTCCCAGGAGCCTGACATGGCACAGAATCGCAGCTACGACCCGCCGATCACCAGCCCACCGGACACGCCCCCGCGGACCATCCTGCAGGTCGACACCCAGAGCGAGGTGAGCGAGTGGGGCGCGATCCCGAAAGTGGTTCCCAAGCCGGAGGGGGGAGTCCCGTTGCAGCCGACCGTGATCGGGAAGAACAACAACAACTGA